TTAGCTTACCTCGCTTTCAATGAGACTGTAGATGTATTCTGCCTGCAGCCTCGGATCTTCATAATGTTGCTCTGCCACTGCCATGCGAAAGCTGGTCGGAGACGCTGCAGGTTTTGAGTTCTTTTTCCTGTTCAACCTGCCAAGTTTCCCGGCACGTTCCAGACGGATGGCGGCAGCTTCATCAAAGGTCTCCTGATCAATGATAGCCGGGTAAAAGTCGTCTCCGAGGTAGTGCCTGTTTTCCATCAGGCGCTTTGCCGTGCCGTGGTAGGTTTCTATGCCAGCAGCGGAAGCAGCCTTAGCCAGCGCCATCCCGGAGATGTAATTCTCATAGAGCTTTCGTATTTTATTGGCTTCATCCTCTTTAATCGTGGCGCAGCCGTTTTCAATGCTGTAGCCGTAGGGTGTATGTCCCATGTATTCACATCCTTTCTCGAAGCGTCAGACCGCATTTCAGTTCAAAGCGCACTTCATTTCTGGAGCGGACAATGATGCGGTTCACATATTCATTAAACAGGTCATCATCGAATTCCTGAAGTAATCCACCTTTTTCTGTAAAGTGCAGAAGCGCTGTGGCTGCTGTGACCTTTGTTACATCTCCGGAAACAGCGTTTTTTAAGGCGTTGATCTCATCCCGGAAACTGTCTGCCTGCGAAAGCAGCTCGTTCGTTTCTTTGTTAAAAAGGATCGGGTCGATGATGCCCTGTGTCATGAGCTTTGTCAGCGTCTCGCGCTTTTCTGTGTTCTGCGCCAGTAGGGTCTGTATTTCCTGAATGCGCCGAAGCGAGTCATCAGACGAAGTGTTTTTCAATGCGTCCACATATGGTTTTAGGATGATCCTGTGCGCGTAGACCAGCTTGTTCATCATGGTGACGAAAGCCTGCTTCAGATCATCGTCTTTTACAAAAAGCATGTGGCATTTATCTTTATCCTTGATGTGGGTACTGCAGCACCATGCGGTGTATTTGTATCCGGTACAGCTGTGTATCCGGCGCTTAAAGGTATCGCCGCACTCGCCGCAGATGATCTTCCCGGAGAAGGTGTAGCGATTCTGGTATTTGTCGCTCCCTTTGACGACACCTTTTTCCGTTGCCCGCTGGTGAATAAAAGCGTGAGCAGCTTCAAAGTCCTCCCGGCTGATGATTGCCTCGTGATGATCCTTGACCATGTACTGTGTCTGCTCGCCGTGATTGTTGTGCCGGACAAAGCGTGAATCCGAGTACGTTTTCTGGAAAAGGCAGTCGCCGACATACTTCTCATTGGAGAGCATCCCGCGAATGGTTGTGGCCGTCCAGCGTCCGTTTCGCTTAGTAGGAATGCCTCGCCGGTTCAGGTCGTCCGCGATGGCGTGGGTACCTTTGCCGGAGAGCAGCGCTGCGAAGATTTCCTTTACCACAGCCGCCTGCTCCGGATTTATGATCATCTGCTCGCCATCCCAATCGTAGCCGTAGGGTGGGTAGCTGACTTTATAGGTGCCGCTTTCAAAGCGTTTCTGGATTGACCACTTGTTGTTTTCTGATATGGAAACAGACTCGCCTTCGGCCATGCTGGAGAGAATTGCCAGAAACAGCTCGCTCTCCATTGAGCCGGTGTTGATATTTTCCTTTTCAAAATAAATCGGAATGTGCAGGGCGAGCAGTTTTCTTACCAGCTCTAAGCAGTCCGTAGTGTTCCGGCTGAATCGGCTGATGGATTTTGTGATAACAAAGTCCACTTTACCGGCCTTGCAGTCATCAATGAGCCGTAAGAGCTCCGGGCGCTTGTCCTTCTTGGTGCCAGTAATGCCTTCGTCGTAATAGAGTCCAGCGAACTCCCAGTCATCACGAGATGTGATGTAATTTTCGTAGTGGGTTTTCTGTGCCTCAAGGCTTTCAAGCTGAGCATCGGAATCCGTAGAGACGCGGCAGTAGGCGGCTACCCTGATTTTCTTGAGTTTAACTTTTGAGCTCGCTGTTTCCGCGATTTTCGTGACTTTTTTCAAGGGAAGTCCCTCCTTTCCGTACGTCTATACATCACTCTAAAGCGACTACATATCAAGGGATTTTCGGCATTATTTCCGCGAACAAGGGAGAGAAAGTTTCCCGATTGATGGCGGTTAATTTGTTGAATTCAGCCACAGAAATGAGGCCGTCATCGAGCATCTTCTTTGCGATTGTCTGCGCTCTGCGGTAGTCCAGATCGCCCTGAATCCGCTCTTGCGTGAAATATCCAGATTGAACATTTGTGATTTCGTCTGTCATAACATATCCACCTCCAGTTTCCACTGGAGATGAACTGCCGTTTTGAGCGGACGAAAATAAAAAAAGCCTGCGGGCATTCCGAAGAACACTCGCAGGCATAGTAGATTGGATATTCAGTTATTTCACTCTGATCTTCCAGCCGGTCAGAATGAGGTTGACGTTTTTTATGAGCGTCGGGTTGAGCTTCTGGATCGCCGAAACCGTGGTGTCGTATTTCTTGGCAATTCCGGAGAGGGTATCTCCGCTTTTTACAGTGTAATAAACAGGAGTAGATTCCTGCTTTATCACCAGAGCATTGACCTTTGCCTGCACGGCAGAATAATCATACCCAGCAGCGGTGAGACGCTCTTTGCGGTCGGTTCCGTTTCCCCATTTGCCGTCCAGAACTTCCTGCGCCAGCTCATCTACGGTCTTTGCCGGAGTGACCGAAGCAGGAGTGGCAGGCTTGCTGTCATCAGACGCAGACTTTGTAAAGTCGTTGAAGCCGCCGTTCTGGATAATGGCAGGATAATCCACATAGGCGTAGTCCATATCCACATTACCACTAATGCCGTCAATAGAACCCTTGGAAGAATACTGCCATATGCCGTAGTCGCCCTTATAGGAGCATTTGCTCGCATACTGCGCTACCCAGTGAGCGTATGGCGTGAGTTTCGTGTCATCCATGCGCTCCTTGAAACCGGAAACAGCGGAGCCATAGATCCCGACGAAGTAACCGGCATCTTCCATAGTTTCACAGAAAGCAATGGTGGCCTCAGTGATTCCGGCTTTGGCAGAAGCGGGCTGTGCCTCGTTATCCATATAGACCGGGTATTCCAGCTGCTTGCCCTTCAGGATTTGCAGGAAGCGCTCGGCATCTGCTTTTCCGGCGGCAGCAGTCACGCAGTCCTTTCCGACAAAGTAATAAGCACCGATTGGGATACCGGCAGCCTTCGCACCTTTGTAATTTGCTTCCCATTTGCTGTCCGTATAAAAACCGGCATCGGAGCCGCCAGCTTTGATGATGGCAAACTCAATACCGGCCTTTTTGACCTTATTCCAGTCAATGGTTCCCTGCCAATGACTGACGTCGATTCCTTTTCTCGTCATATTATTTTTCCTCCTCATCGTGACGGTCGTGGAGCTGCTCCAAGACCTCCTTTAATTTCTCCGGTACCGGCAGGCCGAGATGTGCTGCGTTCTCCGTCAGTGACAGGCCTTCATTGGACAGGTAGAAGAAGATGATCGCCGTGCGGAGCACTCCCGGATGGCCGAGTACCTGAACATCAATGACGTTTCCGATGCCTACCAGCAGGAAGATCAGCACCTTGCGGCAGATTCCCTTAAAGCCGACCTCGCTTGAGAGCTTTTTGTCTACGATGGCACACATGATGCCGGTAAGGTAGTCGCAGGTCACAAAGATCACCAGAGCAATCAAGAGTCCGTCACAGCCGCCAAGGAAATAGCCAAGCCAGCCTCCGACAGCGGCAAATACCAGTTGGATCGTGTTCCAGAATTCTTTCATGAGAAAATCCCTCCTTTATGCAAAATAAAAGCCGCCTGCATTTTGCAGACAGCCTCGTGAACTGTATCCGTGTATGAAGTTATATCTGTTTTGGCAGTGCCTCCCAGAGCCGCATATCCTCCTGTCCCAGCGACCACATGGCAAAGCCTCTCACTCCCCAGCGATAGGCCGCTTCGTTTGCCCAGTAAACGAGCGAGTCCACATCCTGATAGTAGAGGATGGAAAAGCCGTCTGCGTCTCCGAGAAAGAGCCTTGCTATCCAGATGTCGATATCCTTTGGCGTGATGGTCACCGTATAATCGTTCCCACAGGTCAGGGCAAGCTCATGGGAGTGGTAGAATTCATAATCCAGCGAAATACTCTCGCTGCGTGTCACATCCTCCTCGATATCCGAGGTCAACGTAAACACCTGAAATTCCGTATCCCACGTGGCGTTCGACCGGCTGATCCTGCCATACTGCGTAACTGTGCCGTCCGGGAAGGTAACATCAAAGCGTTCGTATGGCTCGTAAGTCCACGCATCGCCAAGGCGGAGCAGCTCGCAGACCGTCCGGTTATCTGATCGGTATCCGGCATAGCCTCCGGAAAAGCCGCTGACCGTAGCAGTGAAGCGAAGCGTATAGGAAGAACCGGAATAAACACGCACCTTATTCCCACGGATACGCATCTCGACCGTGTACATGGATGGATCGGTACGAAGGTCGGCGTTTGCTGTCCGCTCTATGGTCTGGCTGTAGCTGCCAAGGAGCGTGCTGCCGTTATAAAGCTCCACAGCCTGAGAATCATAATTCAGGCAGCAGAACAGATCCCCGCAGAATACTCCGGCCTTGCCACTTCCTGTCGCAGGAAAAGCCAGCCTTGCCCGCAGGTGAATATCGGAAAAACCATCGTATTGCCATGCGAGCTTTCCGGAGCCGTCAAGCTGGGAGTAAACGCGACTTTCGGAATATTCATCTTCACGCCATACCGTCCAAGAGCCTGAAAGCGTCGTCCAGTAGTTTGTTTGCAGCACACCGTAGTCCCGGAAATCCTCATACCAGATAAGGGCAGAGTCCGGCTTTCGCCTCAGCATTTCACAGGTGAGCTTGAAGGCTCTATCCGGCTGACATTCGTTGCCGTCCACGTCGATAAAGTGGCGTGGAGAGAGCGTAAAGGTCGCAGTGCCCGCAGAGGGAGCCTCCGAAAAGCTGCTGCAAACATGGTAGCCGTAAAACTGTACGCCTTTTACATCTACGGATATCACAATGGTGTGCGTTCCGGCAGATAGTGAAATGTTGCTGGCGAGCGTCGTCCAGAAGGTGCTCCTCCAATATGGCCACCAGAGCCGGCTTTCCGTAAAATGCATCCGATTACCGTCAATCGAAACATAAATGCCGTTTTTATCCCAGAAGGGATAGCAGAGCCGGATGGCAATGTCGTAGGTTCCGGCACTTGAAACGGAAAAGGTATATGTGGCAGAGCCAGCATCACCGAGAGTGGCCACGCCGTTTTCAAAGGATACAATGCCGGAGTAGGAGCTTGTTGTTCCATCCGCATCCACATAGATGGTGCCGAACTCTGTGTGTTGCTCTTTGCTATAAGCCGTCAGATAATGCCGCCTGTTATAGGTTCCGTTCATTAGAGGATACTCATAGCTTGTGGCGTCTCTGCCTTCCATGAAGTCGTAGACCTGCGGAAGCGCCCAAGGTACCATGTCATAATCGTCCCAGTATGCGAGGATCGGGATGAAGGGCTGCGGTGGAGCATCGTCCGTGAAGTTGTATTGCCCGGTCATCCAGTTCTTTGCCGCATAGTAGGTATTTGATGTGCCGCGATAGGTTTTACCGAGGTTTGCAGGAAGATCATAAATCTGCCAGTTCCAGCCGTATGCAGGAAGGCCGAAGAATATCTTCTCCGGATTCATGACCGTGACCGCGTAGTCGTAAATGCCCTCAAGCCAGTCCCTTGGAGAGACGGCTCCGGGAGCAGAGCCTGCCCACGCCATGCCGTAGCTCATGATGGCGGCGGTATCGCAGTAATCATTGAGGTCGGCGTACACGCACCAGTTCTCGCCGCCGACCGAGCCATTGACCGAAGTCATACCCGGCAGGCAGATGTTCATCAGCTTGGTGCTGTCATAGTCTTTGACCGTGCTGTAGATATTGGCGAACATCTGCGTGGATGCGGCGTGCGTGGAATATCCGTCCCCGCGCTCCAGATCGATGTCGATGCCGTCGCACCACGGATATTTCTCCATGATGCGGACGATTTCCGAGAGGAAGGTGTCCTGCGCTCCATCGGTGTTGTCACGGAGCGCCTTGAAGATGCTGTTCGTGCCGTCATTGGAAATGGTCAAAAGCCATTTGATGTGCGGCCACATATTGATATAGGTCAGCATACTGGAAATGCTGACGCCCGTTTCATAAATCTCCCCGGTAACCCTGACCTTGAAGGAGAAAAGTCCGATCTGGCTGATTCGGTCGCCGTAATCCCGCAGGGCGTTATACATCCTGGTATTTCCCATGAAAGTCCACACCATACACCCTCTATGTTTTAAATAATCTCTGCTCATATCAGCGCGTCACCTCCCGATGAGCATAAAAAGAGAGCCGATTTCTCGACTCTCAAAACTAATCTGTGTGTTTCAGTAATTATTCAACCGTAATCAGCTGATATCCGGCTTTGACTGCATTTTTCCCTTTTTCGCCGCTCTTTACAAGCTGATCTGTTTTCTTATCGTACCAGTACAGCCCTGTCCACGCCCATGAAAATGCTGTAAGAACAAAGGTAATTTTTACACAGTCATATTTCTTTCCGCCTACCTCTACCGTTTCCTCACCGGCTTTTTCGGCGGCAAATTCTCCGAGTCCCATTGCGCCGCGATTGTTGCCGGTTCCGATAGAGTAGAATACAATCTGTTTCTCATCAGAGGCTATAAATGCCGGCATTGCCATATCCATCATCTGATACCACAAGCCGTCTCCGATCTTGAATGTCTTTTCTTGTGGCTTACCCTTGAATGTTCCGGTGAGTTTTATATAATCACCGTCTTTTACTGCGGTAAGGTCGGTATTATCAAACGGTCTTGAATAATGCCACGAAGAGCATGACAGGTTCTTTTCTACAGTGTATTCCTCATTGGAAAACACGGAATCCCCAGTATATACGGTATGAATGATCTCGCTTTTGTCCTTAAAACCTGACACATCAACGATTCTCTTATCCGCATTATCTGATTTCCTGTATTTCATTACAGATACCTCTGGCGGATATGAGTAATCGGGGATGTTGTATGAAGAGATAACCTTTTGTGAGTACACAATGCGCCCCTTCAGGAAAACCTTGTCAATGAACTGAATGTTAGAAATATCTTCGGCAGGATTTTTCTCAAGCAGTATAAGGTCCGCTTCCATGCCTTCATGGACAAGTCCTTTTCGGTCCGATATTCCCAAATGTTCTGCCGCATTTTTAGTGGCAAGAACAATGGCTTGCATGGGCGTAAGTCCGGCCTCAACATAGTACATAAGTTCCCGGTGTTCAACCTCTCCGCCCATCATTTCGAGCATATTGTCCGTTCCCATTGCAATATGTATTCCTGCATCGTACAACAGTTTCAGATTGTGCATATTGGTCGTAAGATAATCGGGATTTTTCTCGTATGTCATTGCGTTTACGGTCGGCACATAGTGCGCTCCGCTTTCTTTCCACAGATTGATAATGGCATCATCAGGAGAAAGCGCCTCATCAAGTATGCCGTGTTCAATACCGTATATTCCCGCTTCAAGCAGATCGCGCACATCCTCCTTGTAGAACACGTGAGCCGTGGTATTCAATCCGTTTTCTTTTCCTTCACGGATGATCTGCTGCATCAGGGACTTGTCAATCTTATTGATTTGAAGCTTCTTATCGAAATACCAGTAGTCACCGCCCTGATAGGTAAATTTCAGAAAGTCCACATCTGCGGCTTTCAGTTCCTTTATCCCCTCACTGACCTGCTGTGCGGTGCTGACTTCGATTGCCATTTCTTTTCTTATCCACGGATTATCCCCGCCGAGCGTATTGGCAGGATGACCATCGGGAGCGGTAAAATTAGGCCCTACGACCAGGAGCTCCGGACCTACGATTTTTCCTTTCCTGATCTCGTCACGCAGTTTGTATATAAAGTGCCTCGGAGCGCACAGATCCTTTACGGTTGTGATACCGTAGGGCAGGACCCTTTCTTTGAAGATGTTCGGTATCTCGCCACGCAGAAATCTGTCACTGTCCTCATCGCTGCGGTTGTTCAGCCCTTGGATATGAACATGGCAATCGATAAGTCCCGGCATAAGCGTCATATCGCTGCCGTCAATGACCTGTGCGGAGTTTGATGTGATTTCTTCCTCCGTTATTTTTTCAATTAAGCCGTTTTTAATCAGAACATTCTGTCCATGCATCTCGCTGCCGTCACCAACAATCACATGAACATTTTTGATTAGGTATCCGCTTGTCTTTCTCTTCTTTGGTCTGAGTAGGTATTTTACAAGTACAAAACAGACAACAGCGACCCCTATAATCATTTGTATCCACCCTATGAGCGGAATTCCTAAAAATACAGGCATAAACACGCCCTCCAGTCCCGGATGCTATCCGAATATTTTTTTGAAGTATTCGTCGAATGAATCCTTCGGCGGGATTGCCATGCCCTGATTTTCATCGGCAAGTATCAGAAGATGGTCGCCCGGATGTATATCAAACACATCCCGCGCTTCTTTCGGTATGACAATCTGTCCTTTCGTGCCAACCGTTACCGTCCACGCGTATTTTCCTTCTGGTTTATCCATTGAGAAGTACTCCTTTCTTTTAGTCATACTAATCATACATTTCATACCTTTCTTTGTCAATGGATTTCATCGGACTTTCATCAGAATTTCGCTTGTTTATCACAAAAACGCGTCACCGTCCTTCATCTCCTGAAACTCCACATATATCTTCGCCGACTTCTTGTCCTCCACCGTGATGGGATGCTTGCTGTCCCATGCGACGGAATACTGGAAAAATCCGTACTTCGGCGTAGCCGAGCCGTTCTTCAGGCATTTCCTTTCCGATGCCGACAGCACAAGTTCATCGCCTGCTGAAACGGCATTCTTAAAAACCGCCTTATGTGCCCCGGAGCCTGTTCCGATGGAAATGCTCCCGGCAGCCATATCCTGCAAGGGATAGATTTTGTAGTCCAGCCCCGCGGATGTCTTTCCGAGATTGAAGATAACGCAGGTGGCAGAACCTCGCACGATGCCGTTAAAGAACCGCTTTCCGCTGACGGAATAATCATCCGCGGTATCATATTCTTCAAGCATCGGCTCTGCGGTATTGACCGTGTAACCAGACAGCATATCGCCCTCCTGGAGCATAAGGTCGGTGAACCACACATCGCCATTGCAGTCCGTGACAAACGGACGGACGGTGACATTGACCACTCGTTTATCCTCTTTCTTTGATATGACTTCCACAAAGCGTTCAAAATCAGCCATTTAATCACCGTCCTGCGTCCATTGTATTTCACTGACATGACCGACCCACCCGGAGGCAAGGGAGCCGTCCTGCAGGAGCATATCCGTGATATATACCGTTCCCGTGCAGTCTGACACAAATACCCTGACCGTGATTTTCACAGGTCTGCCATACTGCGGGCTGACGTCTTTCTGCACATGAGTAAAACTTGCCATAATCATTCCTCCGAATCCGACGAGGATATCAAGTCTATCGTTCTTGTTTCCGTAGAGCCGTCCTCGTACTCAATGACAATCTCCACACCGACCTGCCCGGAAGAGCCGAGGGAGAGGTTTTCCGTGGCAATCTGCGCCGAGAAGGTATAGCTGTCACGATTGGAGGGAGTGACCGTCTGCTCCATGTATTTTGTAATGCCGGCCGCACCCTCGCATTTAAAGGATGCCGTGCCGGTTACACCGTTGTCCGTATCCACCGAAAAGCCCGAATTCGTCCAGTAACTGAAATTGGAATCCGCCCGTGAATTCTTCAGATGGTTGAACGGCACGAAGTTCTGCAGCTGCTGATTGTCGATGTAGTTCGCGCCCTCAAGGGTATCCGCCGCCGCGTCCCACTGCGCCGTTGTATCGCCAAGCTCCCGGAGCGTGGTGGAAAGTTCAAGCACCGTGTTCCACGGCTCCTGCAGGTTGTACTCCCTGCGGACGATCCTCGTCTTGATGGATAAGTCCAGATCTTCATCCGCCACCATAACCGTATCACCGAGGTTCCAGCTTTCATGCTCGTAACCCGTGAGGACGGTGAGGTCCATCGCTTTCAGCACATAAGAAATCCTCGGCGTTGAATAATCCGCAAGGCGCATATTGGCAAATTCAAGCATCTGGTACGGATTCGTAAAGGAGGAACAGTCGAGCGTCTTGATACGCACTTCGTTTGTGTAGCTATAGTCCTCCACATAAGCCTTGCCGTCATTGATGTTGGCAAATGTCATGCCGTCCGCGCCGACAGCATAGAGCCTCGTGATAAGCCCCGTGGTATCAATGACGCGCTGGATGGACTTCATGTTCTTTTTGTAGCAGAACAATGCCCCGGAATCCGTGCCGGAAAAAGTCAGCAGGCTCACCGTCTTGTTGGCGTTATCGAAAATGAGGTCGCCGCCGTGAAGGTTCTGCACCTGCCGAAGGATGGAGAGCGCGTTATTCTCTGTCGATGTCCACGTCCTCTTGGTGCTGACATTGACTGTTCCGATTTCCCAGTCCGTCCCCTGCAGGGCATACGCCATCGGTACATCCGCCGTGTCCGCCGTGAACGATGTTTCTTCCTTTTTGACGGAGAATGACAGGTCATAGAACGCCGCCTCCGCATACACCGAGGTTATCGCTTTTCCGCTCTCGTCCTTATCGTCCGTCACAGTCCTGATGCGGTAGGTATCGGAAACAATGCGCACCTGCTTTTCGTTTTCGACATACGCTCGTTTGCTGTCCTTGAACGGAAGTTTGAATTCCAAAGTATCAATGCCGTTTATCTCGCTTGTAACGATGATGTCGTAGGCGTTCTCCAGAACAGCCACAGCGTTGTCATTGCCGTCAAGGATAACGGGACGGGCATAGCCGAGCTGCGAGTATAACGGTTTCGGGTTATCGTAAAGATTGATCGACCTGAGAACCGGCGTCCTTGCCGTGTTCGTGGTGGCAAGCGTCACTCTATACCGGATATATGCCTTTGACGGGGACTGCAAAGCGCCGCCCGTGCCAAGGGCGATCCAGTCCGTCCAGGTCGAAAGATCGTCCGATGTTGACGTTTCTATCAGCGAGACCGAAGTCACGCCCGGTGATACATCCGCACTGACGGACACCCTACCTGTGCCTGATATTCCGCACTCAATGGCGGCTGTGGTCAGCACACCGCTTGAAGGATACACGGAGTCCGTTGCCTTCAGAGTGACTGCATCCTCTGTGGTCAGTCCGTCCACATCCGCGTCCGTGTCCGCGCCGTTTGCCGAGAGGGATTTCAGGAACCACTCGGCAATATCATCGGCTGTCACATCCGCGTCGCAGTTTAAGAACCAGTCGTCAAACGCTCCCGCGTACCAGTAGGAGGTATTCAGCATGCCCCATACAAGGTCAGCCGTGCAGGAGCGATTGAGCGTTCCGTTTATCGTAAGCGCGGAGGAAATCCACACTTCTCCGCCGGTTTTGTCGCCGACCACGTACCAAGCCTTCTGATTGTCCGGCTCTATGACCGCCGCGATGAAGTACCACTTGGCGTTTTCCAGAGAAAAGGACGGCGTGACCGATGTGTCGAGTATCAGGCTGCCGGAGGAATTGTAGAGCATGAGCCTTGGCTTTCCCCGGATAAGCGACAGATAGAATATCGGATTGCCCGTTCCCGCTCTGGTGGAGAGGATAGGCGTATAGGTATTGCCGACCGAGTAAGTGGTCGGACGTATCCAGCCGCCGACAATGATCCGCTCTCCGATATCCGAGAACATCGTGCCGTCATTTGACGCCCGGAGATATGTCTTTTCAGATGAGGGATTGTTGATGTTCATCTGAAAGAAGTTACCGAGATGCCCTGTTTTGAAGTCGGCGGTCGTGCCGCTCCAGTTGTTGATGTATGCGTCCCTGCCGTTGCCGGAGGAATCCGCTGTGCAGGTGTTCGCGTCCGGCTCGGATTCATTGAACCGCCACAGACCGTCTTTTCCCCAGGCGGAAGGCACCTGCCCGGTAAAGGCGTCCTGTGTGTTCATCGTATTTTTAAGCGCCATCAAATCACCTCCAGCGGCTCCTTGCCGATATTTCCAGTTCCGTAAAGGTCACAGTATTGTCCGAAACAGCGACCGTCACAGTATTTGCGCCCACATTCAGCGTGGGGAAATTAAGTTCCGACAAAAGCGGCAGACCGTTCCGCAGCGTATTGCCGTTTGCGTCCACCACCTTTGCCGTCATAAGCGCCGAGTCAATAACCAGAGTCTCACCGCTTGCAAGGCTGCCGATGATTTTCAGTTCGCTGCCGTTCGTGGTTATCGTGATATATGTTCCCGTGCCGGACGGAATAACTCCCTTAAGCGAATACACGGGCAGGGAGTATGCGTTCCCAAGCGATCTCGATATTGTGGCTGTTCCGGCAGCTGAACTTGTGAAAGTCTCATCCGTGGCGGCGTAGGCATACGGATCGGGACATAAAAAGACAAGGTCGAATGTGCAGGAATTGCGCACCGCCTTGTCAAAGGAGAAGCCCTCGTTCAGCCTTGCGGAGTATACCCGTCCCGGCTCTTTATCGAGTATCAGAGGACACAGCCCGTTATCGGGATTGAGCCACGATACGATCTCATCCTTCAAGTCGAGGAAGTTCGCATCGCTCTTTCCGGGAGGAATAAAGCAGGAAATCTGAATCTTCCTCTCGCCGACAGTCTCTCCGAAATCGAACACGCCCTCGTGTCCGGGCATGGTGACGGTGTTGTTCCTAAGGTCCGGCATACGGTTTTCAGTTGTTATTCTTGTGGCAAGCCCCATCGACTGCGAGGTCGTGCCGTTAAATGAAAATCCCATATCAGATATATCCTTTCGCCCGTCTGCCGGCATTGAGGAGCGTGTTCAGCTGCTGCGATATCTTTCGGATATCATCGTCGCTACGCACGCTCATTTCCTGTATGTTAATTAGCGGCTGGTCGCCGGAAAGCGAAAGAGCCGCGCCCTGCACCGCGTCCTGAATCATGGAGCGCAGCGAGCTCACACCGACCACAGCTTCATCACCGGCCTCACCGCCGCCAAGAAGTGTGCCTCCGCTCTGGCCGAAGATGGTCGCATCCTTTAAGATCATGCCGCCGGACATCGCCTTCTTATACCAATCCACAGAAAAGTGCGGTATGGATGGCGGGTTCAGCGAAAAGCTGCCTGTGATGGAGAAGTGCGGCAGCTTGATCTTCGGCAGGCTCCAGCTGAAATTGAATACGCTCTTTAGCTTGTTTACGATCCCGGATACCGTGCTCCAGATGGTATTGAACACATTCGATATGGTACTCTTGATCCCATTTACGATATTGGACACCGTGCTCTTGATCGCATTGAAGCCGTTACTGATGCCGGACTTCATGGTATTCACCACATTCATGACCGCGCTCTTTATACCGTTCCAAACGGAAGTGACTACGCTCTTTACGGCATTGAAAATCGTAGAGGTCGTAGTCTTGATGGCATTCCATGCGGTGGTGATGACCGTCTTTATGGCGTTCACGACAGTTTCAACAGCTGTTTTTATCGCGTTCCAAACAGTAGTAACCACGGTCTTTATCACGTTCAGGACGGTTTCGATGATCGTCTTGTAGATATTGAAATAGGTGGTCACTACAGTTTTGATTGCATTGAAAATGGTTTCAAAAAAGCTCTTGATGCCATTCCAGATTGTAGAGATAACCGTCTTTATGGCATTCATCACGGTTTCAACCGTAGTTTTTATCGTATTCCAAGCTGTGGTAAGAAAACTGCTGATTGCATTTGCCACAGTGGTGAAGGTGTTCTTTATTGCCTCCCATATACTGACGAAGAAGTCCTTGATCGCCGTCCATATAGTAATGGCAATCTCCTTGACCTTTTCCCAGAGGTTGATCCAGAATTCTCTGAAGCCTTCGCAGTTGTTCCACAGGTAGATAAACGCAGCTACCAGCAGGCCGATGGCCGTAATGATCAGGCCTATCGGATTTGCCGCCATGACAGCATTCAGACCAGCCATCGCCGTCTTTACTCCAGCCATAGCAGTGGTAACAGTAGGAATAATTGTCATAATCGTACCAACAGCGGATATAACTTTGCCGACGATTACAAGTACCGGCCCGATTGCAGCAGCCACGAGTGCAATTTTTACGATCATCTGCTGCATAGGCTCTCCGAGGTTGTTCCACCATTCGGCGAGGGATTTCAGCTTGTCAGAGAGCTCTTTAAGGACAGGAGCGAGAACTGACATCAGGGAGTTGCCGACCTCCGCACCGGTTTCCTTCAGAGAGTTCATGGTCATCTGAAACTGGTCAATCGGGTCGAGTGTCTCATTGAAGGTATTCTCGACACTGCCTTCAAAATCTCCGAGGAAGCCGGAGAAATCCGACAGGTTGAGCTTTCCGGTCTGCACGGCATTATAAATGGAGGCACCGGCCTTACTTCCGAAGAGGTCATAGGCCGCCTGCAGCTTTTCTGCATCGCTTCCGCTTCCCTGCATGGTAGTGGAGAATTCCGCAAGTGCCTGATCCAGCGTTTTGCCGTCTGCCGTTGCATTCTTCATGGCTGTCTTTAAGCCCATCATGGCGGCAGATGTATCAAGGCCGGACATTTCCACCATGCCCATAAAGCCAGCGGCCTGCTGGGCAGTGAGTCCCATTTCCTTCAGCTGCGCGGCATTGGAGGAGAGGGCATTTGCCAGCGTGTCCATATCAATGCCGGTGGCCTGACCGGTAGCGTTTAAGGCATCCAGAAGATTATCTGCCTCGGAAGCGTCCATGCCGAAGGCGTTCATGACGGAGGATACATTGTCGATAGATGTCGAAACATCGGTATCATTGAGCTGGGCAAACTTGATGAATCTTGCCGAGAGGTCATCCAGCGCCTGCCCGGTCAGGCCGAAACGCGTGTTGACCTCGCCGACAGCAGCACCGGCAGTTTCGAAGTCCGTCGGTATCTCTGTGGCGAGGTCTTTTACGATCTGGCACATATCTTCCAGCTCATCACCTGTAGCGCCGGTTTTCTGTGCAACGATGTCAAGGCCAGCGTCCACCTCGTTAAAGGCTGCAATGGAGGCAGCGCCGATGGCGACAATAGGAGCCGTTACATGCGTAGACAGGCTCGTGCCGACATCCGATATTTTCCCGCCGACCTCCTGCAGTTTAGAGCCGGTCGCTCGGAGTGTTGCCGTGATAGAAGTATCTGTTTCCCGACATTGCTGTTCGAGGTTTTTGAGCTCGTTTTCGGTCTCTATGATCTCACGCTGCCATGCATCATATTGCTGCTGGGTGACGGTACCGTTTTTTAGTCCAGCATCCATCTGGTCTTGCACGGACTTCAGCTGTGTGAGCTTTTCCTTCGTTTCGGAGACTGCCTGTTGTAGGAGCTTCTGTTTCTGTTCGAGCAGCGTGGTATTTGTCGGGTCGAGCTTCAGGAGCTTGTTGACATCCTTCAGCTGCGACTGTGTTGATTTGATTTCCTTGTTTACACCGGATAGGGCTTTGGAAAGGCCGGTCGTATCGCCGCCGATTTCCACGGTTATGCCTTTTATTCTGTCAGCCATGCGATGACCTCCTTCCTGTTAAAATCGATCCATCTGCTCCTGTGTCGCGAGCGCAGGATAGTTGTAATCGTCGTTGCTCATTTCTGCATACATGTCATTGACAGTCCCGATAGTGAGCAGGTCGAGCTCCGAGATGGAAAGCCCGATCTGCACACACCGGAGTAAAAAGAGCGGGGTTGTCATTTCCCGCTCTGTCGGATGATGTTTTTTTTAGATTCCACCTGCTGTTCCACATTGAGTCCCCACAGCTCGATGATCTGAGGCAGGATTTCATAGATGGAGAAGGTGTTGAACTGGTCGAGCCAGTCCTCCGGAGTGTCCGGGACATCAGGATTCTGATGCTTTGCCATCAGCCATGCGATGTTCTCAAAAAGCTCCAGACTGAAGGTGTCCAGATTGGAGCTTTCTGCGTCGCTTTCATCGATGCCTTTCTGCAGCTCGTTTAAATCCTTATAAATGTCCCTGTGGAACTTATTTCTGTAAAGGCGAGGAATGGCGGCTGAGGCGCGGAACTGCACCTCTTTGCCGTCAACTTCGATTGTTTTTGTTACTGCCATATCGCGCCTCCTTATTCACCACTACTTACTGAAGCACTCGGCTCATATACAGAGCTGTACCAAGCGTCGTAAACAGCACTTGTAGTGTTCGTACCGGTTTTGACCTTCACAATGCCGGAAGGGAGCGGAGAAGCTGTAATGGAAAGCGTCTCTGTCTGCACCTCGGTAGAGTCCTCCTTGGTGCTGCCGGTGACGGAAGGGCGGGTCGCGCTGCAGTAATACATGCAATGGCGGATCTTTCTCTGGTCGCCGGAAAATTCAAAGAGCAGTGCGAAATGCTCCGGCTCTACATCCTTGTTTTCAACGATGACGCCGTTTGCATCCTCAGTCTCATGCATGATGTCCGTAAGAAAGCTCTCCGGAATCAGCGCCAGCTCAAAGTCGCCGGAATAGCCGTTGTTGTTTGAAACCATGTAATATACGGAGTCGTCCGCATAGAATGGATCATTATCTCCCTCAGCATCCAGCGAAAGGGATACAGCACCGGGCATTGCTACAGGCGTGCCAAAGGTAACAGTTCCGTCAGCGGCAAGCGTAGCAATGGCGTAGTGGCAGTTTTTAAGGCCGAACTTGACCTTGTTACTCGTGTTAGGCATAGTTTTTAACCTCCTATGATCTGTGTTTGATATAAGACCTCGTACAGCTTCTCCGACTCGATCCATACCTCAGATTTCTCATAAGGCAGGTCGTGGGCGATTAAGATGTCCTCGATCTGGGTTTCTGTTTCCGGGTCTTTTACGTCCGTGTATAATTCGATGTTCAGTTCATCAATTTTCTTGAACACGGTGTCATCCGCGAACATATTGTCAGAGCCCGGATATAGAAAAACGAGGAAGGGTGGGTCTGGTGACTCGCCTTCGGCAAAGTGGTCGTAGGCAAGCGGCAGACCGGCTTCCTCTAACATGGTGATTACATCGTCGTATGTCATGATCCACCTCCCAGCTTCTGCCTGATGGTATTGACGAGCTTTTCGTTTCCGCGCTCTTCGGCTAAGGCGATATGAGGCTGTGCCGGAACACGTCCGCCGCCGCGTTTCACATGCCCGTGCTCCAGAAGGTGTGCCAGCTGATAGCGGTTCCTCGAATGCACTATGAGGTCAATACTCTGTGAATCCTCATGCATATTCTTGACTGACCAGCTTTTCTTGTATTTGCCGGTATCGACTGGAGC